ATTAATCTATATTTTTCAGAACCCTCCCCATAGTCTAAATCTTTAACAACATCAGGAGTAAATCTTGTTTTTGCTTGTGCTTGAGTTGAGCTTGGATAATCGTCATCAAGATAGTCGTTTGATTCAAGTTCGTCAATTAAAGACTTACCCTCTTCATTTTCTTCAGATAATTGTGGGTATAAATCAGCTAATTGTCGTTTAGTCATAATTGTAGATAACATCATGCCAGAAGAGTCATCAAACCAACGGCTTCTAGAATTAGGGTCAACTACAACACGAAATGGGTCAACATAAGTAAACTTAACCTCACCTCTACCATAATCAGCTTCAGTGTCTATGTAACTATAAAAATAACCAAGTCCCGTAACAGCGTAATCATGAATAGTTTGCTTAAATGTTTCATTGCCATCAGAGATGTCCCAAACATATTCTAAGATTCCTTTCCATACATTAGCCATCTTTGTATCAGAATCTTCTCTACCTGCAGCAGAGAATTTAGGTGGCTTAGAAGTAACAATGGCTTTAAACTGTTCAACCGCAGAGTAGAGTCTGTCTAATGCTAAAGAAGATTGATTTCGTTCGTCAAGTTCATTTACTTGTGCCTCAGACCAATGATTCCCTAAATAGAAATCTATATCTTCACGGGCTTGAGTATCCCAATCTTTTCTTGCATCAGACCAACGTCTCCACAACTCTTTTATTTCTTTTACTCGAATGTCTTCTTGAATCATAGGGGTAAATATACTATAGCTTTACTGTGCAATGCAAATTATCGCCTTGCACCTGTAAGCCAATCGTATGCCTTTTTAGTTCGGTTTCTGTAAGTATTTCCTGCTTTATCCTTAATAGTGGCTTTACCAACCGATTTATTTCCTTTTGCAAACTGAGTTGATAGCCAAAATGCATCAATGCAGTCATCATGAGAGCCCTTTGGAAAATCCAACAGCTCTCCCATAAACTCATGCATATCTTTCTTTAAGTGTACAGCTCCTTGCCTGAACTTAGGCTGAAGACCCTCAAACAGCCTATCCTTTTTCTTTTGGTTGCCATACCCTTTAATACCTTGGTTTATACCAGGAATAAACATTCCTCGTGCTTTACTTTGCTTTTGCACGTAATCACGAAGCATTTCCTGATATGCAATTGTTTCAATGTTTACTCTTTTAATAGGCGAGTATCGTTCAACAATTTTAAATATCTCATCTGCGCAGTCCATCGGTAAGACTCTTTTTCTCCAATACTCGATAACGTAGTAATCAAACTTAGAAGTAACGCCAATAACCATAATAACACTATAGTCGTTACGAGCCCCAAGTGTCGAAGCAGGGTCAACACCGATGTAGATATTGACAAATTCACGACTTGTATCATCAAATTGAATATACCAACTTTGAGCTTCTTCATCAAATCGACAATGCCCTTTATATAACCCATCAGTAATATCTCCTTCAGTAAAAATTTGGTCTTCAGGTGATTTCGCCTGATTCATGTATTCTTGATAAAATTTACTTGGAGTGCCAGAATCTATATAAAATTGCTTTCTTTCTTCAATTTTTTTGATTGGCCAGCGTGATGGCCAGAGTGGTGTTCCATCATCAAGCAATGCTTTATACGTAACTATCTTCCAAGAAAAATCTTCGCCATTTTGTTTGGCTTCGTTGCTATCACGGACAAGGTTGTTCAAGAATGAGTCATAATGGACAATTGTACCATTACACCATAAAAATCCATTCTTATCAAAATCAATCGCTGGATAAACCGCAGCAGTTACCCAATTCTTAATTTGTTGTCTTGCTTCGGGAGTTTTAGTATTTAACTCTGATTCAAAGTCATCAAGTATCATTCCCGTATATCGTGTTGAATTTTGTTTTTTACCACGCAATCTTTGCGATGTACCCTTACCAATCATCCTACAGCCATTAGAGAGTGTAAATTCATTCTTTGTCCACTTATCACCTTGAAGGTCGCCAAAGTAATAATGGATGGCAGGGTTCGAATATACATGATTCATAATCCAACCAATATTATCAACAGCTTGGTCTTGAGCCTCTCCAATCCACGCAATGAACTCAGGTTCTTCTTTTGTTGCGAATAATAGTCGATGCATGACCGCAGTAGCAGCAAGCGTAGACTTTGCGTGGTCTCGTGGTAATACTAATCCAAGTTGTTGCTCTTTCTTATCAATGAGGAGCTTCCCTACTTCATTATGAAAATCTGGCGTTGCTGAAGCAAGGAAGTCTTGAGGGGAGAACATTTTACCAAAAACGATGAGGTCATTATACGCCAGATGGAGGATTTCCTCATTCTTTGATACATCTCCGTGTAGGTTTAAGTTTGCCAATTATTTATCTAATAAAAAGTCTATGGTTCGACTAGGGGGAATCTTTTCCCCTTTACTATCAAATTTCTTTAATGCTTCAAATAAAGGGTCATTAGGAGTCGCTTTGCCTTCCGTCATTCCAACTTTACGGAATCCTTTAGGTTTTGCCTCTTTGGGGACTTGTCTTAAATAGGCAGGGATACCTTCTGGATGCTTTTTAGCAAGGTCGAATCTTTTGAATAAATCAGCCATTCTCTTTATGCTCTTTCCGCTACCACCTACAGAGCCCATTACAAGGGAGAGAAGGAAGTCTTCATCAACCCCCAATTCATCAAGCTTGCTTGTTAAATCATCAAATGGCTTGCTTTTTTCTCCAAAAATATCATAAACATCACCCTTATCGTATTCCATTCTATTATTCATAGCTTTTTACCTCAATTATATGTTCATGCACTATACCGCAATATTTTGGACAAGGATTATAATTATCATCAATATTATTAAAGATGAATCCAAAAACAATTGCAAATATTAAAATTATCAAATCCTCGTTCCCATTTAGTTAGCCCTTTATGACTTGTAATGTTCCATGCTATGTATAAATGACTCAATATGTCCTTCACGGTGCGAATCGTCCCCTGCCCAATGATAATCAGCCCACCAATCAGGTAAAGTGTCTATACTTAATCCTTTAAAGCTTGCTTTGGGATGATATCTCACATTCCCTAAAAACATCATTTTTTGTGCGTGCTCAGTTAATTCAGAGGCATCTACACCATTATCACCTATATTCGCCCAACTTGGTATCTCTACTTCATTTTTTTCAAACCACCTTGAAAGCCTACGCATTGCAGTTTCACCACCTTGCTGTTTACCAACCTCAAATTGGAATAATCCTCTACCTGGTCCTCCGCCTATTTGTTTGCAATCTACAACACTTCTTGACTCATGCCATGCAATTCTATTCATAACTCCTTCTAAAAAGTCTTCAGACCGACTATAGCGTTCGCCAATATGCTTTAATACGTATTCATATAAATCACTCATAAAATTAGCACTTCCACTTTCTTAAGGCTTTATTGATGCGAGAATCGGGGTCATTCGCAGTTTTTTTGCTTGTAAGTTTTTTCTTCATTCCACCCATTCGAGCACAAAATGAATCTTTACGGCTACCACCTTCAGGTTGTGGTGCTTTTAAGTTTCCGCCCGTTTTTCTATTATAAGAATCTCTTCCTTTTTGGTTTAGACCACCTGATGGACTCTTGCCTTCTTTTCGTTGCCAAGCAGGCGTTACTTTGCCACCTTCCTTGTAAGACTCAACTCTATCACGAGCATCCATTGTAGGTATTTGTCCACCTTCTTGCATGTTAGCAGCACGAATATTGTCTACCATATTAGGATATGGACGACCACCTTTTTTTGCCATAGCCTTTGCTTTTGATTTTTGACTTGGAGACAAGGGTTTAGACTTGCCTAGTCCTTTAGGTCTTGGTTTATCATATATTGCTTTTGCCATTAAGCTTCTCCCATTTCATCCATACCATTAATTCCAGTTAATTTATCTTCATTATCAAACATTCCGTTACAATGAGGGCACATCCATCCACAACAATAGTCATTTTCATCTAACACCCCAATTCTTTGGGTGTACTCTTCATCTAAATGCAATGATTCCTTGCACATTGGGCATAAATCAATTTCACTCTTCGGAATCTTCTCTTGTTGCGTGTACGAGGGGAGTACTTTTCCCATTCTTGACTTCCTCCAATTGTTCGGGTGTAAATCCAGCGAAAACAGTTAATTGCTCTGTCTTTGTGTCGTTTGTTTCAAACATTCCAGCAATCTTTGTGAGTGATTCGAGTGAACGAAGCTTATCAGAGTCTCGTTCAGCCAAATCAGCAATGGTTTTATAACGACCAATAATCCATTCGGCTGTTACTCCCTCCTCGTTCAAACATTTTTGTATCTCATCCTTAATCATCTTCTTTACATGCTCCACTTTTAGAAGTTTATTGACTTGGTGTTGTATCCCAAGTTCACTTTTGGCTTTTGGATACGCTTTCTTATAAGCCTCAATTACGTCAACGCCCTGCGCAACGTATTGTGCAAAAAGAAATTGCCCTTTTGTGGGCTTATCAGAGAATCCATCAACTTTCTTCCCTGAAAATGAGTAAATGTTTTCAGCGATTCCATCCTCGCCTTTCATCAGATACTTATTGTTTATGTCAAATGTTCCACACACTGTTCGTACACAGTCTTTTTTGCCGATTTTTATTTTTCGGAGGATTTGACATATATAATCATCATCAGTTTTAACCCATTCGCCTTCAGCTCCATCTCTCCAATAATGTCTAAGGGGCATTTGGTTATCTAATGCCCTAAACTCTTCTTCATCATCAAACAAATAATGCTTTGTGCTTTTTATTTCCAAAAAATCCATGCGATAATATATAACCTTTAAATTATATTCTCCAAATTTATCTCTCCCTTATATATATATATATATATATCTAT